CAGTTGGGCGGTACACTATAACATTGTTATTTATTAACTGTAAAAAATCTTTATCATTAGAAACAATGTATACTTTAGAGCCATATTTTTGAGGTAAGTATTTACCATAATGCGCTATAATATCATCAGCCTCTACCTTATCAATAGCAACTGTTTTAACAGGTAAAAGATCTAAGTAGTGAATTAATCTTCGCATTTGGTCTGCTTTAGCTTCATTTTCATCATCTAGATGTTGAAATGTATCCCAATTTGTAATACGAAAATTTCTACCTGACTTATATTCGGGGTGTAGGTTCTTCCTGTTAGTGGAAGAACCCATACCGTCGAATATTATATAGGCAGAGGTTGGTTGAATTTGGTTTATAAGAGTACCCAATGATCTTAAGAATCCACCTAACCCACCAATATGAGAACCGGCATCATTCATCAAATTAATGGTAGCAAAATTTCTGAAGAATAAGTTTAATCCATCTATCAGGAGAACTCTATCATGTATTTTATCTTCAACAACATCATGTTCAGATAAGTTATTGAGCATTTTTAGTAAATCTTTATTCATATATTAATCTTCTTCTTCGTCAAATGAACCATTAAATGTATCTAAACTTTCATTCCATTGTGAGTTATCTTCATGGATATCATAATTACCTTTTCCTAGAATATCGACCCACTCATGAGAATGCTGTTCCTTGTACTTTTTAATCACATTTGGATCATCTTTAATAAAACCATGAACTGTAGATACAATAGTACCTTTTGTAGTAATTCCATTAACGTGATTCTTATCGCACGCGACCCTAGTACGTAAAGCAAATTCTACTTTTTTCTTATCTTTCATAGCTTCAATCTTAGATGTACCCGCGTTAGTAATGTTACCAAATGTAAGACATAATGAAGCATCATAATACATTGTATCACCTCCTTTATTAGTCATACGAACTTGTTCCATAGGTGACTTAGGACGAGTATTACCTGTCTTATTCACAATAAGTAAAGTATTAGTATAAGGAGATGACTCTTTGCGTGATACTACAACCTGTTGGTTTACAAAATTACCAAACTGGTTAGCAATAGCACCTGCGTTCCACATAGCATCATTCTTACCATGGTCTAGACTTAATTGACAAGGTATTGAACCAATTGAATCCCAAATGAATAATAAGTCATAAGGTAAGTTACCTTTCTTCTGTTCATCTAATAAATCAATAATAAATGCTGCTATATCCTCAATTGAATGAAGTGTTGTGCGATCTCGGTAAATAAAGAAACCATCATGATCTACAATTTCTCCATCTTCATTAGGAATGTCATTCATTTCAAAACCCATTGTTTTCCAATGATTCCAATCATGCTTCATCTCAGTAATAATAAGTACAGGCAATACACCCATCTTTTGAGCACTTACTGCTGCTTCAATTACTGTAGTTGATTTTCCGGTATTACTTCTACCTCGAACCGTAACAATATGACCCATTGGTATTCCTGGAATAGATAATGCTTCTTGTAATGCTGGTGAAAATGGTATCCATCGTTGATCCTTAAACTTTACATTAGATGCTAATCCTTTTTTTTCCTTAAATTTATTTAAATCAAATTTTGATTTAAGTTCTGATGATACTGCCGCGGTAAGTGAGGCTGTTTCTTTTTTTTCTCTTGCCATATGTAACTTTTATTTTTAATTAAGCTTCTTCATCTTCATCACTAAATAATGCATCAAATTTATCTGCTTTACTTGCTGGTTTAGTAGATGAATCGATGTCATATTTTTTAGAAGATGTTTTTTTATCATCCCAAGGTAAATCACTTGCTGACTCTTCAGTATGTGCTGATTTAGTGGATGATGTTTCTTCTTCTGCGTCTTCAGGATTAAGCCAATCTTGCAATGCTTGTTTCATCTCATCATATGAATGTTTTTTAAACGTTTCCATAGGATTTGGTTGATCTTCAAGAAACGATTTAACTAAATTCTTATCATCAGACAACGGCGTTTGTTTAGTACGAGGCATGATGTTTGTCTTATTATATGTAGTCCCAGTAACTTCAGGCCCGACTGTTGTAAGTGTGATGTCACGACCTTCAACAATGTCTGTAAAATCCCCTACATCTTCATTATCAGCTAAGTTAAGAAAATCCATGTATGTTTCTTTACCAAACTGCCATAATTTTACTCCTTCACTTTCTTTACCACGAACTACTACTGGAGCGAAAATACGTAATTTCGGGTCTAATTTTTTAGCTAAACGCCAGTTATCCTTATCATTAGTTTTACGTAACTGTTTAGCAAATTCAACAATTGGATCTTTTTCTCCCCAATTTGTAGGTGAAATCATTACTTTATTTCCAATACCATAATGGATGTACAATTCAGTAAATGGTGTGGCCTTGTTAAATTTATTAGGTACAACACGAATTGATTCTTTACCCACAGATGGTTTAAAATAAATGTTTTTCTTTTCACCGCTATTATTTCCTTGTTTTGACTGCATAGCGTTCAGTCTGTTTTTGATTTCTGATAAATCCATAATTAATATATTTTTTATGTTTAGACTAAAATATAACTTAAATTCTTTGAGTAACCAAGCTTTTGTGACCGAAGTTTAAAAAACTCTCTTTCGAGAGCTTTTAATTTTATTTTAAATGTCGATCTTATTTCTCTATCAATTGGGAGTGGTTTAATCCAATTATATTACCACTTTCACTTTTAACTTTCACAACATATCCATTGTCTGATAATACTACATATGATGTGCCTTTGTATGTAAGTTTATCTCCTTTTTTATATTGTGGCTTTTCTTCATTGACAGCCATCGGAGCTCGTTTAGTCATTAAGAAGTTGTGTACTTCCTCAATATCGTCTTTTGATGTAGCTATATGGTCATCGGCCCAATCATGCCCGTCGGCTAAAACACTATCAACCATTTTTTCATCTAGTTCAAGTATATCATCCACCATCATTTTAATGGACTTAAGATTTTGAAAGAACATATAGCGGTTTAGTTCTTCTTTAATTAGTTTTTGTAGTTGTGATTTTCTCATGTGTTTTATTATATATTCAATAAATAAGCTTTACCATTCATTAATTTAAATTCAACATCCATGCCATTATTCTTACGAATTAAATCAGCATTTTGTTCAGCATATTTTACTTGTGAAGGATCTAATTCAGGTGCACTATCGCTTTTTAAATCGCCTTCTGGTGTTGAGTAACTAACTATCCATTTTCCTCTCCATTTAGACAAAGTACCATCTAAATTTTCATTTAGTGCTTTGCTGATTTCTTCTTTAATGATTTGTCTTAATTCTTGTTTGTTCATATTTTACTATAGTTCTACTATTTTATATATTTTAGTATTAAGTTGTTTCAGATCTCCCTGATTAGTTAGCAATATTGAGTTACGGTAGTGTTGCCAATTAATAGGAAATCTAGAGTCAACAACACCACTATTTAACGTTTTAATCAACTCATTCAATGCGTTGATTGTATACAGTGTGTTACTTTCTTTTTTCCTATGTACCAATATTGTATTATAAGGAATACTACTCATATTACTTTGATCAATATTATATGTTATAGTATATTCATCTGTACTCTTAATATATAAAACAAATATTTTATCATACATAATAGTATATGAATTTTTGATATTTTCTACTGTATCATCAATGTTATCTAAATTAGTAAAGGTGCAGAATAGTTTATTAGTCATATTAATATAATATTGACTATACATATTTAAAAAAATATCATAATTGCATTTTTAAATATTTTTCATTTCTCCATAATTTATACCCTCAGTTAATTTAATATGTAATTTATGTTTATCAAACGTTTGATATATATCATCTAAAATATGTTTTTCATTTTTATCAAAATCCAGTAAAAGAGAATCATATACTGTTAACACTATTTTTGTATTCTTACCCTTCAACACCTTTATTATATCCTTTATTATAACCCCATTATTTAATGTCTCCAATAGCTGAAGTGTATAGTTGAATAGTTTTTGTGGGTTCATATCACTTAACTCATTCTTATCAAACATCCTATCATGTATTTGTATACTACCGTCATTATTAAACTTGTTCCACAATTCATTCACATGTTCTTGTATTAGTTTAAAAAATTTCCAATCCTTATATTCTTTATATATCCCACCATATAGTTGCCTAAACATGAGTATTTTAGCTTCATCTTTATCTATCCCAGCATACTCCGCAAATTCCTCATAAATTGGTTTAGATGGTTTATATCCCACCAATTTGGCAGCTAATGTTGGGTGATATGCTGATATATCTATTTCAATAAACTTGTCATTCTCTGGTATGAATGTTTTGCGGCAACCATTGTCTTTATTTAGAGCCGCGAAATTAATACTGTTAAAAGAATTAGATGGCCGTCCTGTGGTTGTATGTAAATTATACTGTGTGTATATTCTACCATCTTTGATATTAAAGTCTTCATATGTTGGGTTAAAATATTGTTTAAATAATGTAGGTTCAATTTTTATACCATTTTTCTCAATATAAAATAGTGAATAAACGATAGTGTTATCTTGTGGCGCAGATGGTATTTTTATATTTTTGAATAGATTTTCGCATTTTTCGTAATGTTTAACCACCGGTATAATGCGATTGATATCTTGTTTAGTTGGATATCGGCGGTAAAAATGGTCATGCACTTGTGTTGATGATTGTATATACGTATGGGAATATGAGGGGTGGGTGTTAACAGCATGTTTCAATTGAAAATAATATAAAAATGTCTTTAAATCCCTAACATATATTTTTTCTAGACTTTTAAGTACTTGGTTTATATGTTTTATGTTTATAGGTAGTGTTTCACTGTGGTCTACACTTAGTATGTAACCTTTTTCTCCTTCCTCATCAAGTGGTTTAACATATACAAGTGATGTCTTGTTTAACATGGGATGGAGGTTGTCATTGTATGGTATTACCTCTACAAACGCCTGTTTATATTCCATGTTGTAGAATGTTTTGAGTTGGTCTAATGTCTCAACTAAGTAAAATGCCATAACCTCTATTATATCATATAAATATAAGATGGCTCCTTTACGGAGCCAAACTTACTTTATATGTTTTAATTATTTAAATTTCATCTGGGCTGCTGAAGTAGTAATAACTCATTTCTTCACGCATAGCATCTTCTAATTCTTTATCAGTCATATCTTTAATATCGTCTAGATACTGTTCAAATTCACCCCATCCTTCATCATCATTTATAAATTGTTCAG